TTTCTGTTTATCTGTCCTTGGAAGTATACCTGATGTAGTCTTTACTGCTGCACCCTTGTATGTTGTCTTTCGTCTAGAGCGTGTGGGCTTCTGTAGTGGCTCAAGATTGTTGTTCATTCTCAGTCTTTCTTAAATAGGCTAGTGCGTTTTCTAAATCTTCTATAGTATCACCCAGAGTACCAATACCTAAGTTACAAGGTGAACATAGCCAACCTCTAAATATTTCTCTATCATGACAATGATCTAAGACAGGTTTTTCTTCTTCCTTACCACAACAATCACAAGATCCTGAATATTTAGGTGCAGATTTTCTTAGTGTAAATGCTATTTTTTCTGAGTGTCTTGAACACTGTCTGCATTTACTATCCCTAGAGTTTCTATCCCCTGTTGCTCTTCTATATAACCTATAATCCTCTATAGGTCTAAGTTCTTTACATTTCTTACATATCTTTGCGGTAGGATCTGGCTTTTTATTAGTACTCTTAAAAAAGTCTAACTGCATTACAAAGCGCCCTCAGCAAAAGTACCAAGAAATTTCTTTAGCTCTGCATAACCACCAATGTAGCTACCATCAGAAGCAAAAATCTGTGGTACTGTTGTATGATTTGCCTGTCTTATGAGTGTTAGTACCCACTGAGAGCTACCTGATTCTACGTTATATTCTGTGTAGGCTATGTTAGACTCTCTTAGCATCATCTTAGCCATGTCACAGAAGCTACAGTTATCTCTTGTTATGATAGTATACATGTTTATCCCTTAGTATAAGATTTCAAATCCAATTACAGTTCCAGTTCTTACCTCACCGTATATCTTTTCAAATGCAGGTGCAATAAATAGTGACCCTGTTTCACTTAAAGTTAAGCCTAATCTTGCGTATGGTAATGCCCCTGCTTGGCCTTCATAGCCTGACACAACACCATACTCAAAGAAGCCTAACTCATTAGAGAGTTTAGCTCCTATATAAGGGCTTATATTTCTTTCACTATTGTAGTATGCACCAGCAATGAATTGACCTTCCTCAAACCTTATGTGTGGATGATACGAGTTATAATCACCTGTAGTATCCATGTGTATTGTAAGAGCTAGTCCTAATAAAATATTCATTGCTGATGCCTTTGTTTATGTTAAGTCTACAATTTCACAAGCGTCTCCAGAGCAAGCTAGTGTCTGGCTACCTGATGTATTGTCTTCACTCTCGTACTCAGAGAGCAATGACCAATCAATATTGGATGGCATAATACCTAACATCTTATGGTAAGCTGATTCATCACACTCTTGGTATGGTGCTTGTTGATACGTATGCTCATTAAACGGTAGGAATGATACACCAGACATTTCATCGAAGTGTTTGTACACGAATGCACCGACCTCGAACCATTCATCATTCTTTACGTTGATTGTAACGCTGGGCTTATGCTCACACCAGTGACGCTGATAGGCTAACCACATCTCTAGCTGTTCTATGGCAGTCATATCAGCAGTAACTGTTGCACCCTCTGGGGCTTTCATAGGAAAGCTAAACACTGTAGTAGCATCTGGCTTCATTACGTCTGGCTCATTAGGTATACCCTGATCAATCATGAACTTTGTCAACGGGTCTTTGTTGTCTCCACGAACAGTCCTAATATAATAGGCTGAGTGACGAGCATGAATCCCACTGCTAGAGTCAACCAATTGGCTGACAGTACCGCTTGGTTTAACACAGCAGATAGCAGCACTGACAGGGATATCAAGGCGTTCAGCCCAAGTAGCGTTAGTAGTAACGGCGATTTGTTTAAGGTGGTCAAGAGTTTTCTCCAATCCTTTGTTTTTGAGGGTCATCAATGGGTTGTCCATAATGCCTGTTAATGACACACCAAGTAGTCTTTCTTCTTCGGTATTCTTAGTCCAGATCTTACGTAAGTAGGGAAACTTAGTGAAGCTAGACTGAATAGTACCAAGTATAGTTGCAAGCCTTACCTTCTCAGATAAGGTGTCCAGTGTGTCTGTTGCACGTACAACTACCTCCGTTAAATTACAGAACTGGTTCGGGCGTAGGATTATCTCACTGCAAGGATTCGTCCCGAACTCATAGTCAGAAACACGCCTTCCATTCTTAGCCGCTTGTACCTTAGATGCTTGTCTATTGAAGATACCTCGTTCACCTGAGCCAGACTCAACTAACGCCATCCACTCACGCATAAACGATAGACTGTCAGGCTTCTCAGTGTACGACACAGAGTTGTTAGCTAATGCACGTTGTGGATCATTCTCCCACCATGAGCCAGACTTAGCGTGACGCATTCTGTCGTCTGATAGATTTGATAATGAGATCATCGCTGAGCGTCTCACACCGCCTACCACAACTACTTCGCCTATCTTACACATGATGTCATGGCATTCTAGTGAGGATAGCTTACGGTTTTGTGCATCCTTGAATGTCTTAATTACAAAGTTAAACAGATCTACCAACGGAGCAGGTCCAGACGCTCTACCACCAAACGTTTTAAGTGGCGCACCTGCAGGTCTAACCTTAGAAACGTCCCACGTAGGGATCTCACCACTGTATAGTAATGCAATCATTTGACGTAACGCTTTAGCCCAACCTTCTTTGCTATCCTTTACAACAATGTTTGTTTCACTGTTCCAGAGAAACGGCACTTCAGGTAGCTTAGATATGGATTGACGTTCTACAGAGAAGCCTACACCAGTACCACACAGTAGGATAAACATAGCTTCATCAAATGCTTTAACATCATCAACAGCTAAGTAACTACAATTATACATACAGGTATTGTCTCTGTCTGCTGCCTTACCTGCAGTCATTAGAGAGCGCATACTAGGCATTACTTCTAAGCCTAAGATTGCTTGTTCTAATTCATACTTAGTGTTCTGATCAACCAAGTCTCGTATTACATTAGCAGAGTATCTCACAATAGTATCTTCCCACGATTCACGTCCATCACCCTCATAATACTTAGCATAACGTGATTTGTGTATGAATGATTGGTAGTCTGTTGGTAAGTGATTGTTCATCTGTTGTCTCCTGATCCCTGTATCTTGTTTCTCTCCTTACGTGATGTAAGCTTTTCAATATTAATGTTAGCTATCTCGTCTAGGTTATAGCCAATATCGTTAGACAGATTTGCCAGATACCAGAGTACATCTCCTAGTTCCTTCGCTACTTCATGCCTATTAAAATTATTATCTCGTACCTGTTTCTTAACCTTCTCAGCTATCTCTCCTGCTTCGCCACACAAGCCCAACGTTGGGTATAGAACCTTATGTGTTGCAGGATATATAGCGAAGCCCACCGCCTTAATTTGATACTCTCTTAAACTCTTCATTTAACTCTCTCTCTTTTACTATTACATTGTTTACTTCAACATCGTCTACGTCATAGAACGTATCCAACACTAAATCTTTTACATCATCCGAGTGTGACTCCTCATGAGACGATAGGATGTTGTTATCTTTACTGACTGTAACCTGCATTGTTACGTCAAAATTCTTGTCACTCATTTATGCTTCTCCGCAAGAGCCTTGTTCATTCTAGATAAGTACCATGCTGCCTTCTTCATATCCTCTACACCATTACCCTTGTAGCGGTATCTGTGTTGATACTTAATCATGTTGCCATGACAATATGCGATGAAACCATCCAGGCCTACTACTTGTTGAATATAGTCTATGCACTCAATACCATCTTGATTGTAGTGCGCTGGTTTATTAACTGGATCAAACCCTTGGTTTTCTCTCTGTTTTTCTAGATTCCATTTAGCCATTATGCGCTCCCTTTTGTCTTAGTAAACTTAGTCAATGTTATTACGTTACTGTTATCATCTGTTTCGTACTCTGCAAAAGGTGATTCATCTAATTCAGCAAACAGTTTTTCACGCCACTTGATTACTTCGTCTACGAGTTCTTCTTTATCGTCTGAATACGAAAGAAAAGATGTCATTAGAGTGATGATATTAACCATACCTCGTTGTATGTTTAAGTCTAGATTTATTGTTTCATTCATAGCCACTCCTGTAGCTACGTCACCTTCCCATTCACCATTGGCTTCATACAAAGGCTTGATAACCAGAGCCATTTCATCGTCGTCTAACTGAAACACCATTAATCTTTCCTTTTTGTTTTAAGTACTATCTTATCTTTTTTAGATCTTGTACCCTTTTCTGTCAACCATTCTTGCGGTATTATTCGATGTGACCAAAGAAAATTATTCTTATCGCACCAATCACAGTATCTACTCTTAGCACCCTTGTATAACTTAGCATTAGCGTTACTAAATACAAACCTAATATCCAACTCTGGATGCTGTTTCTGTATAGCTAAATGCTTAC